TCAACAGAGTCAGATAACCGTTATGCCCGTGACTCAATGGCCGCTAGTGGCAGACCGTCACAGCGTTTGCACTTTGTAGATCCGATTAAAGGAAGAACAACAGCCCAGTATCAAGTGTGGTTGGACTAATCCTCATCATCATCTGAATACTCAGTGGTGATCAAGCGCATGTTAGAAACATCTACGCCGTGTTCTTCTGCCTTGTCCATAGCATCTTTGAATGTTGTTAAACAGCGGTTGGTTAAATCACTAACCATGTCAGGGTAAGTTGCTTCACTTCCTAATTCAACGACAAGGCCGCCTAAGCGGATTGAGATTTGTGTATAAGCCATGATTTCCCCCTGACCTAAGTATGCCATCACCGCCCCGCCACGCCGATAAATTACGGGGTGCTTGTGTTTGTCAGTGGCATGCGCTTCAATTCTCCTACACGGGCTGGTTAGCCCCAAACAGGAAGGCAAGAAAATGGGTCACAGACTTATTGATGAAAACGGCACAACAATTACAGGTCAGATTAAGATGGTTTTTGTTTGCGACATGTGCGGAAATACAGCCGATTTTTACCACGGCATGACTACTTACGCTAAAACAGTTGGAGAAAAAATTACGGCGGAAAGTTATTGTTCAGAAATTTGTGCAAGAAAGGCGGTTGCATAATGGCAGGTAACTATGAAGGTTACGAAACAGCCGCAGAGCGATTAGTGCGAATTCATGCGGATCACAAAGATTTAAGAATTCACGCAAAAATTGTTGAGGTTGTAAGAGATCCTGAAACATTACGCCCTATTCAATACATTGTGGAGAGCCACATTTATTACGGTGATGTGTTGATGTTTGTTGATGTTGCTGAAGAAATGGTTGGCAGTTCATTTGTAAACAAAACTTCAGCCCTAGAAAACGCATCAACCTCAGCGACAGGACGCGCACTTTCTCTTGCAGGTTATTTGGGAACTGATCCAACTACAAAAAAACCAACGCGCCCATTGCGTCAGGACATGGAAAAATCTCAACGCGTAGAAGCACCGCAAGCAAAAGCACCTGAAGCAAAGCGTGTGTACACACAACAAGAAAAAGAAAAAGCAGTTGAGATTTACACAAAGATAGAAGTTGAAACCGATTTTGAAAAATTAAAAGAAGCATGGACTACAAATGCAGATGTGCTAGATGTTGTAATTGATGGCATAAGTTTGCGTGATCACATTTTGAACCGCAGGGCGGCCATCAATGGATAACAGCGTCATCATTGCAAACAATGCTCAGCGCACATCAATTGCCGCGGCTGAGAAAGTTTTGCCTAGAACTGGATCGCTCAAGCGCAAGGTGTATGAATACATTTTGAAGCAGGGATTGCGCGGTGCTACGGATTATGAGGTTGAGAAAACATTACAAATAGAGGGCAACACAGTGCGCCCCACACGGATAAGCCTTGTAAAAGAGGGTTACATTATTGACACAGGCACAACAAGAAAAAACCACCACAACAATGACTGCATAGTTTGGCGCGCAGTAGAGGAAGGAATGATGTTATGAATAAAGAAAAAGTAAAAATGATTGTTGAAGGCATTGAAGATTTGCCGTATCAAATTCCTTCTTATGTTGTGGATTTTGTTAAACAAGAAATTTTTAGAGCAATTTTGAAAGACAGAAAACAAATTACCAATTTTATTAAGGAGATTAAATGAGTAACAAAGAAAATAAATTTGAACCATCAAACGGATTAAAGGTTGCAGTGCATTTCAACATTATTGCAATCCGCGCAGTGGCTCAAGAGTTGGACATGTTCCCTGAAGTTTTGGCTGAGAAATTAGACAGAGCGGGATTTGCTCTCACGCCCGATCCTTTCAACATGTCATCAGATGCAGGCAAAGTAATTGTGTTGCAGAACAAACGCGAGAATTCAAACATTAGCCTAGTGAAAGAAACGGCAGATGAGTGAAATTATTACGCCTGCAATGGTTGAACAAAAATTACGCGGGCTTTCCAAAGAAGTAGATGAAGCGCATAAAGTTTTGGTAGAGGTAGAAACCATTTACCACAGCGTTAAAGCGGACTATGAAATTGCAATGGCTAAATCTCGCATGGCTTTGGCAATTAAATCTTCACCCACAGGCAAGAATTACACAGTAGGAGAAAGAGAAGATTTGGCTCTTGTACAAAATGAAGAATTGCACAAAGATCTTGCAATTGTGCAAGCCAAAGTTTTAGCCTCACGCGCTAACACCAACAGATTGAAAATGCAGGTGGACATTGCCCGCTCAGTGGGAACATCAGTACGCACCAGTATGGATCTCACATGATTGTGTGCATAGCATTTGCATTGGGATTGCTTGCAGGTTATTGGCTTTACCCGTTGCGCATAGCATGGAAGTTGTACAGGATCAGCCAACAATTAAAAGCGTTGGAAATTGATCACATGAAGATGATGGAAGATTTACGCGGCCCACAATGGAATGAGGATAATTTGTGATTGATTTACAAAAAATGGTGGTTAAAACCCTTGTGGCAAATGACAATGCCAGGGTTAGATCACAACAGACAGCCATTGGGCCATCTGCAATTGGTGGGTGTCAGCGCAGGCTTTGGCATGACATAGCCCAAACACCACCAACAAATGTTGGCGATAAGTTGGGCGCAATCCTGGGTACATACATTCACACAGGCATTGAAGAAGCAATCCGCCGTGAAGATCCGTTTGGTGTGCAGTATGAGTTAGAAATTGCTGTAGAAGCAAATGGTGTGCCTGGCCATGTGGACGCATACGACAAAATCAATCACATAGTCATTGACTGGAAAACCATTAAGAAGGGCAGTGGCCGTTACTTTGGTGCAAACAATCGTCAGCAAGTTTGGCAAGTTCACTTGTACGGTTATTTGCTCAAACAAAACGGATACATTGTTGAAGATGTTGCACTTGTTGGAATTCCGCGTGATGGAAAAATGTCAGACATTTTGGTTTACAACCAACCTTATGATGAAGCCATTGCGTTAGAAGCGTTGGCGCATTTAGAAAAAACGCGTGAGATGGTTGCCCAACAATTACAACCTAGACCTGAAAAACCATTGGCTTTTTGCGCAGACTTTTGTCCTTACTACGATCCGACAGGAGTAGAAGGTTGCCCAAGTACACAGAAGTAGATTGGGAGCAGGCAGAGTGTAAGCGTTTAGAAATTTACACAGATCTCTTTTACGACATTGAAGAAGAACGATCTGTAAACGCTTATGACCACATCAATGCGGTGCGGGCTATCTGCCTCTCTTGCCCTATTTGGAAAGATTGTTTAACCTACGCGTTCCAAAATGAAAATTACGGAATGTGGGGTGGTATGACTAGCCAGGAAAGAGCAAGCATTGATGCACCATTGAAGTACCCCAATCAACGCATTAGAGGATTGCAAGCATTAAAGGAAAACGGAATTACATTAGAGCAAATTAGGGAGTGTAAAAAGTGAAGGCAGTTTCATTGTTTGCAGGTATTGGCGGTTTTGATTTAGCGCTTGAAAGAAATGGCATTGAGGTTGTGGCTAGTGTTGAGTGGGATAAGCATGCGCAATCAGTATTAAAAAATAGATTTCCAAACAGTCAAATTTACGGAGACATACAGGAGGTATCAGGTGAACAACTTATCAACGCAGGATTTGATCCGCGAAATGGAATTATTACGGGAGGATTTCCTTGCCAAGACCTCAGCGTGGCAGGAAAAAGAACTGGACTTGCAGGAAACAGATCAGGACTTTTTTGGGAAATCTGCCGACTCCTTGATGAAACCAAAGCGCAGTATTTTATCTTGGAAAATGTCCCAGGATTACTTTCCTCAAATAACGGAGCAGACATGGGAGTTGTCATCTCAGCGTTGGCACAACGCGGGTATGGGCTCGCATACAGGGTTCTTGACGCTAAACACTACGGAGTACCACAAAGGAGGCGTAGAGTGTTCATTGTCGGAAGTCTTGGAGACAACGGGGGAACACCTGCGGAAATACTTGCTATCGCAGAAGGCCGCGCAGGGTATCTTGCGGAGGGCGGAAAATCGCGCAAAAGTTCTACCACCGCTCCTGATGGAAGCCCTACAACGGTTGGCACACTCTTAGCAAGAGATTACAAAGGAATAGATCAAATCTCTGTTGAGGAAAACAAATTGGTTTTGTTTGATGATGTTAATAAAGAAGAAATAAATAATTCTTTGTTATTTCAAGCGACAAGAAATGAAAACATCAGAATTTTTGAAAAACACAGTCCGACACTTGCTGTTGCAGGTTGGTTACGCAGTCTGCATGTTTTTTCTATGCACGGTGCAATGATAGGAAGAAATGATGTTGCTGGCCCACATGGTTCAGGTTTTTTAGGTGACAATGAACCTAGTTATACATTAACTGCTTCATCACAGGCTAGGCATGGAGTTGTAACTGTTACAGAAAATACAAGCATGGTGCGCAGATTGACACCATTGGAGTGCGAAAGATTACAAGGGTTTCCTGATCACTGGACTGAAGGGCAAGCAGATGGACACCGCTACAAGCAATTAGGCAACGCAGTAGCCGTACCAGTAGTCTCATGGATCATTGAGCGTTTAGTAAGAATTGTTGGGGAGGCGCAGTGACTTGGATTAAGTTAGATGACACATTGCCAAACAATCCTAAAATCCTGCCGCTGAGTGACAAGGCTTTTAGACTTTACATAGAAGGACTTTGTTATGCCAACCAATACCTCACTGATGGATTTTTAGCGCAGGCTGTAGTCAATCGTTTGGATAGCGGTAACGCTTCAAATGAACTCATTGTGGCTACATTGTGGCTACAAACTGATGGCGGTGTGCAGATCCACGATTATTGCGAGCATCAAACTAGCCGTAAAACTGTTGAGGAAAAGCGTGAACAGGTGCGCAATCGTGTAACGCGTTACAGAGAAAAAAGTAACGCAGATGTAACGACACCAGAAACAGAAACAGAAACAGAAACAGAAACAGATAAAAGATTATTGTTTGATCAATTTTGGAAAAACTATCCTTTAAGAGTGGGTAAAGGTGCGGCTCTTAAAGCCTTCCAAAAAGCAATCCGTACAACCAATGCAGACATAATCATTAAAGGCGCTCTAAGGTACAAATTAGACCCTAACAGGTCGCAAGCCTATACAGCACATGCCTCCACCTGGTTAAACGCGCAGAGATGGCTTGATGACCCTTTACCGACCCGTAATCTTTCTCCCGCAGAAACGAAGGAAAAAGAATTACAAGATGCTAGAGCAAAAGCAGAAAGAGAAAAAGCGGAGAATGAAGCATGGTTCAAGGAACAAGAACTACAAAGAGAACGAGCCGTACCACCACCCGCAGAACTCAGAGAGTTATTGAGAAAGAGTTTTACAAAATAACTCAAACATTATCTGTAACTGTTACACTAGATGTAACCATTACAGGAGGAATTATGACTAAGCAATTAGTTAATCCCGCAATTGTGCAACCAGGCGATCATGTATTAGTTAATAATCATGATTTGATGGTGAAGTACATTCAAGGCCCTGATCATTCAGGCACTTACGATTTTCATGGTGTCAATGAATTGGGCAAAGAACAAATTGCAATAGCGCAGGATCTCATTACACTCATTAGGTGATTACTTTTCAGGTAGATGGTCAGCCAGTGCCGCAAGGTTCTATGAAGGTCATCAATGGGCATGTTATCCACGCCAAAGGCTCAGAACTAGCCGCGTGGCGCTCTGCCATTGCTTTACGGGCTAGGGAGGCAGGGGCTAAACCCCACCTTGAACCAGTGGAAATAGACATGATTTTTACCATGATGCGCCCAAAGACTGTGAACCGCCCTGAGCCGTCTGTAGCCCCTGACCTAGACAAGTTGGTGCGGGCAGTCCTAGACGGCCTCACAGCCATTGCCTACCGTGATGATGGGCAGGTTGTACGCCTGACCGCAGCCAAGCAGTATGGGGTCAATCCTGGCGTGTGGGTGCAAATGTGGGCAAAAATGCCCGCTTAGGGTGTGACCAGTCACACAAAGACTTTGACCAAATAAATGCTACTTTTTTTGCTAAATACCTGCCTGTGGGTGTAATCTTTTCTTTGTAAGGGGGAAACACCCCCAAAGAAAGAAGGCTAATGATGGAACGCAAAGCATCTGTAAAAATGTACCCATACGCATCTTTTTGTGATGATGCTAAATGTTGTGATTTTATGGGCAAAATTTGTACTGAATGTGGAGAACACATAAAGATCAAATTTAAGAAAGATAACGCAGTTTGCAAGCATTACGATTTGAAGCACCCTGAAACTGTTAAAGAATGGGTAGGTGCATAATGTTAATTAGATACACAGAAAATGGAGTGCGCTACCAATACAAGGCAAAGAAGTGCATTACCAACATTCACCCGATTTGCATCAGTTCTGACTCAAATCTTCCTGAGTGCATTTGCTGGTGTGCTGAGTGCAGAGAACATAGAAAGGTGAAGAAATGAAATTCAAACTTGAGATGACAGTAGAGTTCAATGATTTTGCAATTCCTGATAACAAAAGTCAGTCAATGACTAACGCAATGCAACGCGAACAAGTTTGGTTTGCAATTCAAGATAAGTTGGCTGACATGAACCCACAGATCCATAATGTCTATAAGCAAAGAACCTGATGCGCCTAGATGCGTTTGGTGTGGAACTTATGGGTCACCTGCAAATTTTGTAATTGTGTTTGAAGCAGTAGAAGGCAATGCACTGAGTGAGTGCGAGTGGTGCGGCACACAAGAATGGTTCAGGAGGAAGGCAAGCAATGGCAAAGAGTAAATTGACACGCAGAGGCAAGATTATTTTGGGAATTGTTGTAGCCGTAATTGTTTACTGGTTGTATGACATAACAACACCTGATCAATGCAAGGTAGCAATTGAGAACATGTCAGAATGGTGCAAAGATTTGAGATACCCATGACACCTGAAGAAGTAATTAAAGATCACTTAATTCCAATTGAAAACGCTTTGACAGAGTGGATTGAAAGCCCGTATGTGGCAAAGATGCTGGCTGAACCCAACAGCCGTGAGCGCTATGCGGGGTTTTTGGAAGGCATCAGATTGAGCAGGGCTAATGTAATTCAAGCGCGGCATAACTTAACACCCCAAGAGGAGGAAGAAGAATGATGCTAATTGTGGGCGTAATTATTGCTACCATTTTAGGCGTTGTAATTGAAGAAATTTGCTTTAGAATAGAGCAGTCCTAAAAATAACCTGAAAGGGGTAAAGAAATGGACAGTTTAGTAAAGCGTTGTAATTGCGGTAGTTGGGTTTACGGTAACGCCGCCTGCGAAGTCTGTAGAAAGTTGGCGAACGGCTAAAGCCTGAAGCGTTTAACGCAAATCCTTTTAAGCGCCGCATTAGCGGTAGGAATTGTGTTTGCTTCACCATCTGCGGCTCAAGCACCAAAGTTAGAGTTGCACCAGTTACCGCCTAAGTTGATGGCGGCGGCAATGGTGAAGAAAGATTACATTGATCATAAAAAGCAGTTTGCCTGCCTAGATCAATTGCTCACAAAAGAGAGCGGCTGGCGCGTTAATGCGCTCAATCGGTCATCAGGCGCGTTTGGGCTGTTCCAGTTCATGCCTAGCACCTGGGGCAATTACAAGTTTCCATACAAGCCAAAAGATGCCTACACGCAGATGCGGGCTGGACTACGCTATGTGCATAAGCGTTACGGATCTCCATGCGCGGCATGGAACTTTTGGAAAAAACAAGCGGGCAAAGATTTGAAAGGCGGCTGGTATTGAGTACATCATCTCCATTTGGCTTGCCATTACGCGTTGATCTTCCTGGGGTAGAACCTACCGATTGGGAAGATGACGAAGAAGATGGCGATTGATAAAAAAGTTGTAGCAACTGTAATCAATAGGGCTAATGGCTATTGTGAAGTATGCGGTGGCCCTGGCTTGCCTGAAAACATGGCCTTGCATCACCGCAAACTCAAATCAAGGGGCGGCAAAGACACCGTTTCTAATCTCATCTTGATCCATCACGGTTGCCATAATCTAAAAACCGATAGTATTCACCTCAAGCCTGCAAGCGCAGAGCAAAAAGGTTGGATTGTGCCTTCTTATAGAGAGCCACACGAATTTCCTTTTGTGAAGCCTGATGGTTCAATTGTATTACTACAAGATGACGGCACTGAAGCCGTAATGATGGAAGGTGACTAATGCACATAAGCGTTAAAGGTAATTTAGGCAGTGACCCTGACCTAAAGTTTTCAAAGAACAACACAGCGTATTGTAATTTTTCATTGGCATACACCCCGCGAAAGCAAATAAACGGTGAATGGAAAGATGGAGAAGTTACATGGTTTAGAGTAATTGCATTTGGCACAAAGGCTGAAGCAATTGCAGACACATTTAGAAAAGGTGACAGTGTTTTAGTTGTTGGCGATTTAGAACAGAAAACTTACACCGACAAAGAAGGCAATGAAAAAACAACAATGGAGATTGCCGCTAAGGAAGTTGGCTTAGTGCCACGCCTGGGTAAACCAAAATCACAACAATTTGCAACTAAGGAGGCATCACCGTGGTAGATGATTTAATGAGCGCGTCTGAAGTATGCGAGCGTTTAGGAATTACATTAAATAACTTGCGACAGATCCAACACCGCAAAACTCTGACATGGGTACAGAAGTCAGGGCGTAATGTGTTCTATACAAAAGCAGATGTTGAAAACTACTTTTCAAAGCGCCAGGAGCGTAATCAAGGCTAACATCTTCATGTGATCGTCATTGAAGAAGAAGTAACCGTGGCTCAGATAGATGAATGTCTAAGTCATGTTTACGCAATGCTCAAAACTGACGAATACGGAAATCGCATGGATTGGCGCAAAAAAGAAATGCTTTCAGAACAACTTGATGAACTACTTGATGCGCGCTTGAACCTAGTAAGAACAGGTAAGCCATGACTGAAGATGAAAAGATGGAAGCGTTGTTAGATGACATTTTAAGCAGGCAGGAGTGCAACCATGAACAATGCACCTGTTGATGGCGTAATGCTTTTTATAGTCCTAAGCCTATTCATTGCAGTAGTTGCAATGGCGCTAGGAATTAGATAAGTTACGCAAGTGAGAAAATCTCACATCTTCACTAGGGAAACATAAGTACCTAGTAGAGTGCTGGACACAGCCCACATTCTTACGAGTGTGGGTTTTGTTCGCTCATTAGGAAGGCAATCCTATGAATGTGCATTTTAGTTCTAAAACAGATGACTGGGCTACACCGCAAAAAGTATTTGATTACTGGAATGAAATTTATGATTTTGATTTAGACCCTGCGGCTAGTAGCACAAACCACAAAGCCCCCAATTGGTACGGTTTAGATCACCCTGATGAAAACCGCAGAAATGGATTGATTACTAATTGGGAAGGCAAGCGCGTTTGGCTTAATCCTCCTTATGGGCGAACCATTGGGCTATGGGTTGAAAAGGCTTACAAACATGCGGGGGGGGGAAACACGGTAATTCTATTGCTTCCTGCTCGTACTGATACTCAGTGGTTTCATAATTATTGCATTGAGCATGAGATTGAATTTTTGAAAGGCAGATTAAAGTTTGGTAACGCTACCAACTCAGCACCATTTCCTTCCATGATTGTAAAGATGCTCAACTTGCAGGAAACTTTTTGAAACATTAACATCAACACATTATGGTAGAAATTACGCAAGAGTTAGTAGAAAAAGAAGCAACCATAATTGAGTTGCGCCATGAAGGTTATGTGTGGCGTGAGATAGCAACTATGGTGGACATGAGCATTGCAGGAGTCGTTAAGGCTTACAAGCGAGCGCTGATGCGTCACCCTGTTGCGGCTATTGAGGAACACCGTGAACTGGAACTGGATCGCTTAGATAGTTTACAGCGCACCTACTGGCAACCTGCGGTGGCTGGCAATCTCAGAGCGGCAGATTTTGTGTTACGCGTAATTGATAAACGCGCAAAGTTATTAGGACTAGACGCGCCAATAAAGGTTCAAGCAGAGGTGGTTACTTATGACGGATCAGACCTGGACGCAGAAGTTGAGCGAGTCGCAAGACTCATTGAGGCAGGAACAATCTCAGCCGCTATTGACATTCCAACCATCACTGAACTCACGGATCAAGGCAAGCCGTTGGGTGTGGAAGAACAAACTGGCTCGGAAGGAACAACTACCGCCTGAAGGTGATTGGAACATTTGGCTTGCAATGGCAGGCCGTGGATTTGGCAAAACAAGATTAGGCGCAGAAGAAATAGCCTGGCAAGCAATCATTCAACCCGCTACGCGTTGGGCTGTTGTTGCTCCTACTTTCTCTGATGCTAGAGATACATGCGCTGAAGGTGAGTCAGGCATTGTTGCCATACTTCAGCGGTATCACATGATGGAGAACTACAACCGCTCCATTGGTGAGATCCTGCTCAAGAACGGTAGCCGCATCAAACTATTTTCCGCAGATAACCCTGAGCGTTTCCGTGGCCCACAGCATCATGGCGCTTGGTGTGATGAATTAGGTGCATGGCGTTATCAAGATACATGGGATCAGTTGCAGTTTGGTTTGCGCCTGGGCAAAAAGCCACGGGTTATTGTTACCACCACACCACGATCTACAGCCCTGTTACGCATGCTTGCAGGCCGTACAGATGGCTCTGTAGTCATTACTAGGGGAAGCACATTTGATAACGCGGCAAACCTAGCCCCTAGCGCATTGATGGAGTTACAAGCCCGTTACAACGGTACAAGACTGGGTAGGCAAGAACTCTATGGAGAAATCCTTGATGATGTTGAAGGCGCATTGTGGACTAGAGGTTTGATTGACCGTAGCCGCATTGAAAAAGCCCCACCAATGGCAAGGATTGTTGTAAGCGTTGATCCTGCGGTAACAAATAGCGAGCGCTCAGATGAAACAGGAATTATTGTGTGTGGATCTACCTCAGATGGACAAGGTTATGTCCTGGGAGATTACTCATTTAGAGGTTCACCGTTGCAATGGGCAAATAAAACCGTAGAACTATTTGATGCTTACAAAGCAGATGCAGTGTTGGTTGAAGTAAACCAGGGCGGTGACATGGTGGGTGCAGTGCTAAAACAAGTGCGCCCAACATTACCGATTAGAGAAATCAGAGCGCATGTTGGTAAGAAGTTGCGAGCAGAGCCAGTAGCGGCAATGTATGAGCAGGGCCGTATTCACCACATTGGGGAATTTCCTGAACTAGAAGATCAGATGTGTACTTGGACTACAGATGAAGCGAACTCACCTGACCGCATTGATGCAATGGTTCAGGGTTTTAGCGATCTATTAGGAAAAGTTACAGTGAGCAATTACTTTAACGCCATAGCCAACCATTGCCCTAAGTGCGGGTTGCCTATGCCTAAATCATTTACACATTGTTCAGCATGCAATACCGCTATGATTGCCCCAAAGTCTGAGGTGGCACAAGGAGCATAATGGCTGACAATTACAACACAATAATTGATCAAGGCTCTGACTGGTATCGCAACTTTCTCTACACACAGCCTGCAACTATTACAAATGCAGTTGGCAATGGCACAACGGTTACATTCACCGCAGATAACGGCTTTAGTGCAGGACAAACAGTTTACATTGAAGGCATTTTGCCTAGCCAATACAACTTAGGCAATGTAACGATTGCTTCACGCACAACAACGCAGTTCACAGTTACTAATTCTGCAACTGGCTTGTACTTACAAGGCGGTACAGCGTTAAGCGCAGTTGATCTGACTAACTACACAGCCCGTATGCAATTGCGCTCGCTACCTAATGATCCAATTGCAGTTTTAACGCTTGATACAACAACAGGCATTACAATTGATGGCCCTAGTGGAACTATTGCAGTACATGCAACAGCGGCACAAACAGGCGCAGTAATTGCTGGCCCGTATTACTATGACCTAGAGATAACATCATCTACCAATGTGAGAACACGCATTGTTCAAGGTGAGATCAATGTAAATGCAGAGGTGACAAGATGACATACAACCCAAACAGTTTTCTCAACAATCCAAATCCTGCGGGAACTCCTAATGTCATTGTTGTAACACCTGGCCCTGTTGGACAACAAGGTGTGCAAGGTGTGCAAGGTATTTCAG